TGCATGATCCTGACGAACCTGATGCATTGCCAGTTACGTTTCCTGTTAATGCACCTGCAAACCCTGTAGCTGTCAGCACTCCTGATGAAGAATTAAATGTTAAATTTGTTCCTGATTTTGGACCAAGATTACCTGTAGCAGCAGTTGTAAATAATACATTGCATGAGGTATCAGAAGACTCGTCCGCAACTGTAACAGTGGTTGCTATCGCTGCTGTTCCTGATGTATCTTGGTCTCCAGATGTATTTACACCTGGAAGATTTATATTTGCTGAACCATTAAAACTAACGCCACCAATATTTCTTGCAGTGGCTAAGGTTGTTGCTGTACTAGCTGCTATTCCAAGAGCATCTATGTCTGATTTTGTCTGGTCTGCAGTAGCCCCACTCTCTATTCCGTCTAATTTGCTTTTATCAGAAGATGACATAGAACCTGCAGCAGATGTTGTTGCGGCACTGATACTTATTGCTGGATCAGTCCCACCTGAACTTACTATTGGAGCAGTTCCAGAAACAGAATCCACAGATCCTCCTCCTCCTCCTGATTCTGCTGCCCATTCAAGACCTGTTGCAGTACTACTATTAGCCTTAAGAACATAACCATTAGTACCAACTGACAATGCTGAAGGATCACCAGAACCATCGCCTACTAGTAGTTCTCCCTTTCCGTCAAGGTCACTATTCATTACTGCACCAGCAGCATTTACATTGGTTGCATCAGTAACGTCAGCACTATTTTCTATTCCTGATAATTTTGTTTTTTCTGCATCTGTAAAAGCATTAGTATCTGAGTTTGCTTCATATGCTGTCTTAATTTCTGCATTAGTTTGATCAGCAGTAGCACCATCTTCTACATTTATCATAGTGCGTAAATTAGCTGGAGTTATTTCTTCAATTACCCCTGCACCAGTAGAGTCTCTACCTAAAATTCTATTTGTTGCTGTGACATTTTGAATTTTTGCATAAGTAACAGCATCATTATCAATAGTAAAGCTCGACCCAGAACCAGATACCGTAATATCACCTTTATCACCATCAGATATCGCTGGACCTTGTGGCCCTGTCGCCCCTGTCGCCCCTGTCGCCCCCTGTGGACCTGTCGTTGTAATTTCTACTGTCGTAACATCAGAAACTTGACTTACTACGACCTGATTAGGATTGCTCATGCTGTGTAACCTTCACTTACAAATAGTGTACCCTCTAAATAATATTCTTTGTTACCCGATCCGTCTGTTAGTAATACATCATATTTTAAAACATTAGGTGTAAAAGTTGCAGTAATAGTGTCTGTTAAATTTATATCAACAATCCCACCACTTCTATTTGTATAAGTGACTGTAAATGATCCATAAAGAGTTGATCTAGATTCGTCATACACTTGTGATGCGACGGTATAGCCAGTTAAATCTATTGCTGACCCAGTAGAATCTTTAAAAGTCAATCTTAAGGGAAAATCTGCTCTACGTTGTATAGTAAAATCTTTTTTCCCTGGGATAATAGCCATAATAAAAGAATTAGTTGTTTTAAGCCGCTTCCAGTGCAGCAACCTTTGTTTCTAGTGTTTCTATTTTAGCAACAGCTTCTTGTAATGCCGCAGTAAGCAAAGGTACAAGTTTACTTTGATCTATTCCTTGATAAATTGGATCGTCTTTTTTTATTCCAAACAAATCATTATCTTCAATCGCAATCTCATCTTTTGTGCCTGTAATTGCTTCTGGAACTGCTGTAACTTCGTGTGCAAAAAATCCATCAACTGTTTTTGTAGGATCATTTTTAAAATTAAATCTATAAGGTTTTAATGTTTTTAATCTTGTAATAGCATCAGAAATTGCAACAGCATTTTCTTTAAGTCGATAATCTGAAGATGTATTGTAAGAGGTATTATTGCCACTAGTTCTTATACTTCCAACGTTTCCGTGTGCGTTAAAAAAATCAACCAAAACTGCTGTGGCACTAGAGTTTGTTGCTACTCTTACTTGTCCTTGGTTAGAATCTGCAATAAAAGCAGATCCAGGATCTGAGCTATCGGGTGAGCTAGTGCAACCATGAAATAAACTTCCAGCCGAATCTATACGCATACGTTCCGAAGTTACTGAACTACCATTAGCTGTCTCAAAAAGAATATCGCCTGTCATGGTATTGCTCGTAGCAGTTGCACCTGCTAATACTCTTATCTGTGCTAAATAACTTTCTACGTCTGTACCATCGTGACCCATCCAAGCAATTGCACCACAATTATCACCTGATTGTGTGGCACTACCTCTATTTTTTGTAAATTGTAAGTAAGCTCCACCAGTACTATTATCTGTTCTTATTAGGTTTATACCTGATGTATCCGCACCAGTACCAGAAACTTGTAATCTAGAACTTCCGACTGATGTAAAAGTGTTTGTGGTAGTTCCTATGAGCAACCTTTGAGAGCTATCAAATCGTGCAGCTTCTGAGCCAGCAGTTTCTAAAGAAATAGTATCAGCCGCAGGAAATCTTAAAGAGGTATTAGTATCTCCACTATGTACAAGTTTATCTGGAATAGTGACGTCACTTGTTGCAGTAATTGCACCTGTAACTGATAATCCTGAAGATGTAAAATTTGCAATTACAGATCCACTTGCTGCAATATCTAAACTATTCGCACCCGAACTAAAAATACCAGTATCTAGATCATCTCTGAACGCTAGTGCTGGAGTACTTGCAGAGCCATCTTCAAGAGTTAACGTACCGTCAAGCTGTAAAAGTTCTACCCATGCGTTATTGGCAGAGTTTCTTATTTTTAAAACACCATTTGTTGTATCAGCCCAAAACATATAGGCTGCTGTAGTACTAGGTGCAGAAGAACTACTGTTATTGGTTAATATTGCTTGTAATACACTATTAATATCAGCCCTGACGTTAGCTCCCGTGGAGTTGTCTATAACATAATCGTGAGTAGCCATTACCTAATCCAATTTTTTATCTAAGTATATCCTACTTTAAAATTAACTACCACGCCCAAAGCCAACAGCAGTATAACTAAATGTTTTATCTTGTACAGCATTTCCAGCATTAAGAAACTTTATATTAAAACCACTTCCTGAAATATTTGTAATTTCAAATCTATCAGTACCACCTAAATCATTAGCAGTAATTCCTATGCTCGGTTTTTGAGTATCAACACCAACACTTGTTTCTGCGGCTCCTGTAAAAAAGGCTTGGTCAAAAGTAACAGCTAGACCAGAAGCACTTGTACCACTATTTAAATTACTTTTTTGTTCTGTTCTTCTATCCAATTCTGCCTTATATCCAAGTTGATCTATCTCTATACTTTGTGCTGGATCTTCTGATTCTAATAAACATCTGAATTTAAATCCTCTGCCAACATATGTACCATTAGCAAAAGTATTAAATGTTATACCAGAAAAATCACTATCCTGATAACTTAAACCATTACTAGGTGCAGCAGTTGTCGTAGCAACTAATAATTTAGCGTTAACATTAAATGCTGTGGCCGCATCAAAATCTGTCCAAGTATCTATATTTGCTGTTCTTTTATCTATTAAATCATTAGGATAAAAACCCTGTGTTACAAAATGCCTTGTCAGACGCAGTGGATTTACAGCACCCAAATCAAGGATTTTAGCAAAATCATAACTACCACCTGTTAAAAAATCTACATCACCAATAAAATCAAAATCAGCAATAGCATCAAAATCTGTTGCATCATCTAATGTTTCAGTAGAACCTAAAACAAGGCCATTTACTTCATCAGAAAAGAAACAATCAGATTTTAAACCTGCAAAAGGTGGTGAATCTGTATCCTCTCTGTCATTAAATATAAGAAGTTTTGGTTGTGGATCAGGAGTTGTTACAACTACAGAGGTTTCTCCAGAACTTAGTCTGCCACCATCATCTCTAAACTTAAGAATATATTCTCCATCTACTGCTGGTACTAATGTCTCAGATACGTTTCCTGGTAAAGCAGGAATAATATCAACAGAATTAGTAAATGTACCCGTTCCATCTGTAAGATTACTATGGCGAACAACTACGTTTCCACCATGTGTAACATCAATATCTGTTGCTTTGTCAAAACGCAATCTAACAAACTGATCTGATACTGGCTCGACTAATAATCCTGTTACATCCTGTGGTACAGCAGTTTTACCAAGGGCTTCAAACTGAATACTTGTGGAAGTAGCTGATAATTGATCTAATACGTTATAAGAAAAAACTTGAATATCATAAGTACCCTTTCTACTGTTCATTATCTCAAAATCAGGTCTTGATACCTTTTCACTTATAAAGTTGTCATCACCAAATCTGTAGTTAACTTGGTACTGCGTTACACCGACAATAGGTTGCCAACTAATAACAATCTTTGATACAGCTTGATTATTAATAGGAAATATCTGTTCAGTAGCAGCAAGACCACTAGGAGGATCTTTTAATTCTGTTAAATTTGAAGTTGTTCGTGTTGGTATCGTTTCGCCATCTTCTATAAATGCATATTTACCTTCTACATAAGAAAGTGCAGTAATTGAATAATTAATACCATCTTGTTCTTCTACTGTTATTACTCTAAATAATTGTGGTTCTACAGATGTGTTAGATAATAACCATGCAGTATTGACATTTGGTGTTTGTGAAAAAGCCTCAGATACAGTTATCGTTCCACCTGAAATAGATGAAACAGACTTACTTTCAAAAGTGCCGTCAGGTAATATTAATCCTAATGTTGGGCTACCAGTTGTTGGCAAGTCAGTAGCATTAGTATCATCAACAGTGACAACAGTTGTAGATGTAACTGTTTTCAATCTGCCACCTCTTCTTACACCTGCTCTTACTGGATCATTTATTTCTATGATTGCACCAGGTCTTACAACAGCACCAGAATCTATAGATGTAGAAAATGCTACTACTTCTGATTCATTCTGCTCTGCAAATAATACTGCTTTACCTAATCTTCTTGCCTGTCCTCTTGATGTGCAAGCAAATGCTTTAATTTGTTTAACAACAGTTCCTATTTTTGATTTTGCAGTTGCATCTTCTACTACCTCATAGTCAATTTCTTGACTATCCATATTAAAGTAAGCAACAGATACAACACTATGTCTAGTTTTAAGGCTACTACCAGAGTAATTGAAACCTTCTTCTGTTACGTTGGCTAAATTAAATAAATAACTAGGATCAGCAGGTTTATCTTGCGTAATTGTTATTGTTCCAGCAGACCATATTGGCATACATCGCATCACACCTGACAAGGAATTTATAAGATCAAACGCTTCAGATGGACTTTGTATATTTACATTGCAGCTAAATCTAGGTTCTTGTCCTCCAAAACCATCATCAACAAGAGTGTTAGCAAATTTACTTGCAGCTACAAAACTAAATAAATCTAACGAACTATCTGTTATATGATCACCAAAACCATATCTAGTATTAGTTAACAAATCTAAGAGAATCATCGCAGGGCAACTAGTCCAAACCGCAGCACCCATTACTCCATTAAAAATATAACCATCTGGATATACTATTCTGCCATTTGTGCTGTCGATACTTGGTGTACCAGAACTAGATGCACCTGCACCTGGTATACGCACCTTAATGCCTCTAATTCTAAATTTACGTCTTGGTATTGCACTAAATTGCATAGAATCTAGCCTTATTGAGCTATATGCACTGTTTAAATATGTAGATGCATCATCTATAATCTCTCCAAAACTAGTCCATTGAAAACTGTCTCTTAGGTTAGTATCAGTGCTATCTGCTGTTATCCTTGAAACTCTGACATCAACAGGAAAAGCACCTGTAATATTTACACGATAATCTTTCTGATATGCATCACCACTTCTACCTCTTATAGTGTCAGTAATAACATCTGTAAAACCACCAGAGTTGTATTGAACTGATATTTTTAGCTGTACTTCTGATCCTAATAAATCTCCTTCATTTGTTGCTTTTTGTAGTTGCGCAAATGTTATTGATACTTTTACTGCATCAACATTAGTGTTTGTTATTTGTCTAGTTACAGGTGTACTAGCTGTAACATCAACACCAACACTTGTTGTAGATACGCTACTTTCAATACCAGGTATTTTAGTCTGACTACCAGTACCAAAACGTGGTGTAAATTTTACATCTTGAAAGTTAAAATCTGTAGTTTGTGGATTTGTAGAATCTGCACTAGCTCCTAATATTGGTGTGTCATTAAGAAAAACATCTTTTAACGCAGCATTATTATATGCTGTTGTTCCTTTTGTTCTACCTTCTTTTGATGCTGTTGCAAAACCTTCTATCTCACCTTCTGATACAAGATCAAGAAAAGTAGCAAACTGCCTACTATGTAACGTATCAGGTTCTCTGGTCGGTTGCGGGGGCGATGGGGGTGGATCATTACCTTTAGCACCTCTAATAAGATGTTTCTTTTCAATCATGCCTGTACCTGCTCCGTATCTACAGAACCACTGATCACCACTGAGCCAGTAAATATTTCTCCAAATACTAAAGGTACTGGAGTTCCACTACGCCCTGTCTGCTGCGTTCCTCCAAAGCTAAATGATAGCCTAGGATCTTGTGTATCTTCATAGCCAGGAACTTCAGGTAATGGAAACAACATATCTGATACACCAGATAAAACTAAACTAGCACCAACACCAGCAACCATTTTTGTCATAAAACCTACTTTTGCTAATTGTCCAGCTTTTATTCCAGCACCTAAACTAAGACCACCAGATGCAACTGGCATCAAGAATGCTATACCTATTAATGCAGCACCTAATAATATTTTTCCAAAGCCACGACCAGCCCCAGTTATTACAGGTACAAAATGT